TTAAGAAATATAGAAACAATCCCGCGTTATTTGTTAAAGAAGTCTTAGGTGTTAAACCGGACCCCTGGCAAGCGGATTTATTAAAGAATATACAAAAACAAGAAAGAAAGATCTCGGTAAGGGCAGGGCATGGTGTCGGTAAGTCAGCCGCCGCGTCCTGGGTTATTATTTGGTACTTCTTAATGAAGCACCCTTGTAAGATTGTTCTAACAGCACCGACAAGTAGTCAATTATTTGACGCTTTGTTTAGTGAAGTTAAAAGCTGGATTAAAAAACTTCCCCCGGCGTTACAAGAATTATTAGAAGTCACCTCGGATAGAATTGTTTTATTAAGCGCTCCTCAAGATGCTTTTATAAGTTGTCGTACAGCTAGACAAGAAGTTCCAGAATCTCTCGCCGGAATTCATTCATCTAACGTGCTTATTGTTATTGATGAGGCGTCAGGTATCCCAGAGGCTGTATTTCAAGCCGCTTCGGGATCTATGTCGGGTCACTCTGCAACAACGCTCATGTTAGGTAACCCGGTGAGAACCTCGGGTACATTTTACGAAAGTCACCACAGATTAAAAACAGAATGGAACACGATGCACGTTAGCTGTCTTGATAGCCCTCGTGTGTCTAAAGAATTTGTTAAAGAAATGGCAATCAAGTACGGCGAAGACTCTAGTGCTTATTTTGTCCGGGTCTTGGGTGAGTTTCCAAAGACCGACGATGATACTGTAATAAGCATGGGTCTGGTCCAAGACGCGCAAGATCGTGACATCACAATGGCTGAGTTAACTCCCAAAGTCTGGGGATTAGACGTTGCCCGGTTCGGTGCAGATAAATCAGTCCTCGCAGAAAGACAGGGTACGGTTATAAATTGGATCGAAGACTGGAAAGGCAAAGACTTGATGGAGCTCACTGGATTGGTGAACTCAAAATACGAAACGCTAACACCTTCCCAACGTCCGGTTGAAATAACCGTGGATTCTATTGGACTCGGCGCGGGTGTCGTTGATCGATTGAGAGAGTTGGGTTTGCCAGTGCGAGGTATTAATGTTGCTGAGTCGCCCTCGATGCGTGGGACTTATGTCAATTTACGCGCCGAGCTCTGGTTTCGTATGAAAGAATTCTTAGAAGCGCGAGACTGTAAAATTCCAAGAGATGATGGTCTTTTCGCTGAGTTAGTCTCACCGCGTTACGGTTTTAACAGTAGCGGTAAATTAAAAATTGAATCAAAAGAAGATATGCGTAAGCGTGGTTTACCGTCTCCCGATAAAGCGGATGCGGTGATTCTTACGCTCGCAAGTCAGCCTACTATCGCGATGTTCGGTAAACGGTTTGGTAGTGGTCGCATTCAACGCAACATAAGGTCTGTGGTATGAAATATGAAGCTCAAGCGCTATTAAACGACGCGCAAGAAGAGATGAACCTAGAAAATGACGGCATGAGCCTCATCGACCTACAAGGTTACGTTGGAAGTATTATTGATGACGCAAAAAAGTATATCGATGATGAGATCTCTCCGAATCGCGCCAGGGCGTTAGAGTATTTTCACGGCGAACCGTTTGGCAATGAAGCGGAGGGTAGTTCTACGGTTGTCGATATGACCGTGAGAGATACGGTCGGTAAGATCATGCCGTCGTTAATGCGCGTGTTTTTTAGCTCAGATAAAGTCGTCGAGTTTGCCCCTCGGACCCAAGAAGACACTCCCTTTGCCGAGCAAGCCACTGACTATATTAATTACGTTTTAAACAATGATAATAATTTATATTTAGAGCTTAGTTCAGCCTGGCAAGATGCGCTCGTGCAAGGCACAGGCATTGTAAAATTTTACTGGCAAGAAAATGGTGATAACGAAACTCACTCGATGAGTGGTTTAACCGAAGAAGCCTACATCGCTATTGAGAGTGATAAAGATTTACAGGTCGATATTGTAGAACAGACAATGACAGAGATGGGTCCGTTATACGATGTTTCTGTCACTAAGATTTCAAAAGACAGTCGAGTAAAAATAGAATCTTTGCCAGCCGAGGATTTTTTAATAGACCGGAGTGCGAGTAGTTTAGATGACGCCCTAATGACCGCGCATCGCAGAATGGCGACGGTTTCTGAATTAGTACAAATGGGTTACGACAAAGATCTCGTAGAGTCTAAGTCCACAGGTGTTGATGAGCTTGATGATAATGTTCTACGGCAAGCGCGGGATCCAGCAGCATTAAATTACGGATTTAGAACAGAGGAAGTCACCCGGCTAGTAGAATATACCGAAGTCTACATGAAAGTAGATTGGAACAATGACGGTATCGCAGAACTTAGAAAAATCTGTTGCATGGGTAATGATTTTGAAATCGTTCACCATGAGCCTTGGTATACACCACCGTTTGCAATCTTTAATCCTTTACCCGACGCTCATGTTTTCTTTGGCTCGAGTATTTTTGATTTGGTCGGTGATATTCAGTTAATTAAATCTAACGTCCTAAGAAATATGCTCGATAGTTTAAGTCTTTCTATCCACCCCAGGGTCGCGGTAGTAGAAGGTCAAGCGAATATTGATGATGTCACTAATCAAGAGGTTGGTGCGATTATCAGACAGTCGCAACCGGGCGCTGTGACACCGTTTAATTTGCCGTTTGTGGGCAAAGAAGCATTCCCTATGCTGGGCTACCTCGACACGATGAAAGAGGGCCGTACAGGCATATCTAAAGCCTCGCAGGGTCTTGACGCAGATGCCCTACAGAGCACGACGGCGTCGGCAGTCAATGCCACGATTCAAGGCGCGCAAGCTCAGGTTGAACTCATCGCGAGGAATTTTGCTGAAGTCGGCATGAGGCAATTAGTGAAGGGCGTGTTTGGTTTAGTGTCTAAGCACCAGGACTACGAGCGTGTTGTGCGAATGCGGAATACGTGGGTTCCAATTGATCCCCGGTCATGGAACACCGACATGGATGTGATGGTGAATATGCCCATTGGTGCAGCCAGTGAAGCAGAGAAACGATCTGCGCTTTCTGGGATTGTTAATAAGCAAGAAGAAATCATTTCTAAGTTTGGACCGTCTAATCCTTTAGTGACTCTCGAACAATATCGTAATGCACTAGCTTCGACGATGAATCTCGCCGGGTTTAAGAACACCAATCAATTTATTACCGAAGGTCCAATACAACTTCCCGAGCCACCACCGCCAGAACCCACGGCTGAAGATCTACTAGCAGATGTTCAACGACAGAGCATCCAAGCTGACATAGATAAGAAGGCGGCTGAACTTGAGTTGAAACGTCAGCAGATGATCCGTGACGACGATTTCCGACACGACAAACTCGAGGCTGACATTCTAATGGAGGCGGCTGAGATAAAGGCTAAATATGGTATTCAATTAGACACCGCGCAGATTAAGCAAATGAAAGATGAAATTAGACCGGAGAATATGAATTGAACGAAATTGAAGACGGCAAAGAGGCAACTCGGTTACTAAATAACGAACTTCTCCAACGTGTTCTGCAAAACATAGTCTTGGATCTCGAAACAGATTGGTTAAGAACCAAACCAGAAGAAAAAGACAAACGAGAATTGCTCTATATGGAAGCGAAGGGTGTAGAGCGTTTTGGATACAAGTTAAAAGCAATAGAGGGAAACGGTTTATTAATGCAAAAAAGAGGGTGATATAGATGAGCACAGAAACTCCAAGAACTGGAACAATTCAGGAAGCTCAAGCTCGTGTACTTGAAATGATGACTCCGACAGAGGCAGAAGCGGTTGAAGAAACTGTTGAAGAAGAAATAGAAAGTACAGACCCAGCAGAGCCCGAGGTTGAACAAACCTTGGAAGAGACTGAGGAAGACTACACAGACGAAGAAGAAGAACCTACTCAAACTTACAAACTCAAAGTCGATGGCGAAGAGATTGAAGTTACCGAGGAAGAACTTCTGAAAGGCTATAGTCGTCAATCGGACTACTCGAAGAAGACACAGGAACTCGCGGCACAGCGAAAGGATCTGGAGGCAATAACTTCAGAGAATCAAGCTGCCAGGGAAAGAATGTCACAACTCATTCCCGAGCTAGAGTCCAACCTCCTTCAAATTCAACAGAGCCTCAATGCGGAGCCAAATTGGGACGCGCTTTACAAGCAAGACCCGGCAAAAGCCACACGACTTGAAAGAGATTTCAATCGTAGGCGAGAGGCCAACAAGCAAGAGCTTGAAAAGTTAGCGGTTGAGAAACAGCATTTACAGGCTGAACAAGAAACTCAACTTGCTCAACAAAGAGACACATTTCTCAATGAACAGGCAAAATTGCTAGTTGAGAACATCCCCGAATGGAAGGATGACAAACTGGCTTTGACTGAAAAACAAGAAATAGAAAAATGGGCGCTGAAAAACTCTTACCTCGATGAGGAGAGAATCGCGAACATTATGGATTACGGCTCAGTGGTGATGATGCGTAAGGCCTGGTTGTATGACCAAGGCAAAGTCGGCATCAAAAAAGCGCAAGCTAAATCCAGCAAAACCCTTTCTCCAGGGTCGAAACAACGCTCCGCACCAAAGCGAAGTCAGATTCGAGATCAGCAAAACAGACTTAAAAAATCTGGCAAGAGTCAAGATGCTCAAGCGCTGATTGAGATGATGTTGAATAATCCCAAAAGGAGATAACCGATGACTATCATCGCAAATACGTTTACATCCTTCGATGCGAAGGGAATTAGGGAAGATCTTTCGAATGTGATCACTAGCATCTCGCCGGAAGACACACCCTTTATGAGTAACATCGGCACACAATCTGTTAGTAACACTCTCTATGAGTGGCAAACTGACACATTAGCTGCTGCTGATGGCACAAACCAACAGATAGATGGTGACGATATAGCTGCGTTCACTGCGGTCACTCCGACTGTCAGAGTTCACAACTATACCAACATCTCTCGTAAAACTTTCATCATTGCTGACAACTTACAGTTCCAGAATTTAGCAGGTAGAAATTCTGAGATTGCATACCAAGTAGTCAAAAATGGTAAAGAGCTACGCCGTGACATGGAAACCATTCTGCTACAGAATGTAATCCCTACTGCTGGTGGCGCTGCTGCTGCAAGAAAAACTGGCGGCTTATCATGTTGGTTAGCAACAAATAGTGTAAGTAACACTGGTGGTGCGTCTGCTGGAGCTAATCCAGTTTTGACCGCTGGTATACCAACTACTGCCCAGACGGAAGGTACGAAACGTGCTTTCACCGTTGATCTTCTTAATGATGTTATTGAGAAGTGCTGGGAGTCTGGTGGTAACCCATCGATGATCATGGTCGGTGCTTCAAACAAGCAAACTCTATCCGGGTTTACTGGTATTGCGGCAAACCGTTATCAGATAACGTCACCACAGCAAGGTGTGATCATTGGAGGAGCCGATATCTATGTATCCGACTTCGGTGAACTCACTGTCGTACCTAACAGGTTCCAACCTAAGCGTAATGCGTTCGTACTTGATACTGAAATGTTCAGCGTCGGTATGCTGCGTCCTATGCAGACGGAAGAGCTTGCTAAAACTGGAGACGCTGAGAAGCGTTTGATGTTGGCTGAATATGGCCTCATCGTGAAGAACGAAGCGTCAAGTGGAGCGGTCTACGACCTAACTCATACTTAACCCCTTGTAGGAGCCTTCGGGGGCTCCTATTTTTAGCTGGAGTAAAAATGAAAAAGATCCTCGATAAAGATCCTCTTACTAATTCTGAACAAGTCTTCCACGCTAACGAGCACGATCAAACCTTTACGGTTGAAAGTCGGCAAGATGTTTCTGGAATTATTAAGCACGCTACGTCTCTAAGAAACGAGACAGATAAGCATACCCGATACAACGACGGTATGACTAAAGTGGCGTCGATCCCTATGAATATTTACATGGATTGGGTCCAAAAGGGATACACGAAAGACCAAAAGAAAATGAAAGAATTATTGAACTCACCTGAGTTGCGAGCCTTTCGCACCAGAGAAGGAAGAGTCTAGTGGCTATTACAAATTATGGGACGCTAAAGTCGGCGCTTGCGGATTTCTTAAACCGTAGTGACCTGACGGCGATTATCCCAACGTTCATAACTTTCGCGCATGACAAGATCAATCGAGATCTTAGAGCGAGAGAAATGATTGCCCGAGCAACGGCAAATATCAGCGCAGAATATAACGCATTCCCGCCAAGTTTTTTACAGGTGAGGGATATAAGGCTCAATACCAATCCGGTGCAGCCTTTGGAATATGTAAGTAGTGAACAACAGAACCAAGCACGAAGCAGAAACTCAACGAGCGGTCGTCCAAGACTATTCTCGGTTATTGGAGAATCGTTCCAAGTCTTTCCCACACCAGATACGACATATGAGTGTGAGATTGCTTACTACGAAAAAATCCCAACGATGAGTGCTGATTCAGATTACAACTGGCTTCTGACTAAATCGCCAGAGCTATATGTTTATGGTTCGCTAGTTCATAGCGCGCCCTACTTAAAAGACGACGAGAAAATCGTTATTTGGCAAACATTATATCGAGATGTTTTTAACTCACTCACGCTTGAAGATGAGAAATCTCGTTTCAGTGGTACTACACCGCGCATGAGAACAAGGAGCTTTGGATAATGGCTGGCACATCTGATTATTTAGAAACTAAAATTTTAGACCATGTTTTAAGGGCCACAAGTTACACGGCTCCAACAACTGTATACTTAGCGTTATACACGAGTAACCCTGGCGATGATAATTCTGGAACAGAAGTTTCTGGGACTAACTATGCGCGGATCAGTTCGGCATTCAGCGTGACTAACAATGTGGCAACCAATTCTGGAGCTCTCGAATACGCTGCTGCGGGTAATGCTTGGGGCACAGTGACTCACGTTGGAGTCCTTGATGCGTCGTCGAGCGGGAATCTGTTATATCACTCAGCGCTTACCACGTCGAAGGCCATTACAACCGGGGATATTTTCCGCATACCCGCTGGCTCGCTTACCGTTACTATGACTTGATGCCATGCAATATGGCACAGGTAATTACGGCGATGGCGAGTTTTCAGCCGTCACAGACGGCTATGGCTCGTTTTTATACGGCAACGGCACTTACGGTCAATTCCATCCCAGAGTGGATGGGGCGGCTGGGATTACGTCCTCGACATCAATGTCAGCGACCGGGGGATTTCTTACCGATGCTCAAGCGGCTATTACGTCTTCTACGGCGATGGTTGCAGAAGGAGAGATACTTAACGATTCGGTTGCGTCGATCACAAGCCAAACGCTTGTGGTCCTTGATGATTCCCCAGGTTACGTTTTTGAAGCGGAAGCAAATGTAACCAGTAGTACAAATGTTGTTGCTAGTGCTCGACCAATTCTCGAAAGCGCTGCACAAATCACGAGTACGACAACTATTGTCGCTGTCGGGGCGACAACAACTGACAATTCAGTTGAACCTATTTTATCTATAACCACGGTCGTCGCTTCTGGGCGATTTAAGTGGGAAATCATAACCAACCCAACGTCACCAACTTGGACCGAAATTGCAAATCCTTCGGATAGCTGGACACCAATTAATTAAAGGTACTTATCATGGCAACACAAACTCCTAATTATAGTTTTCAAAAGCCTACCATTTCTGGCGACAGTGGCGTCTGGGGTGGGTATTTGAATGATAATTTTACAAGTCTCGATAATTTGCTCGGTGGTAATACAGTAATTACTGGCATTGATATAAATTCGGGCTCTATTGATGGTACGGCTATTGGAGCGAATGCAGTAAGCACTGGAGCATTTAGCACTGTCACTGTTGATAATATTACAATTGATGGTCAGCAAATTACTTCGACAAATACCAATGGCAATATTCAGTTATTTGCAAACGGCACAGGCTATGTTGAGTTATACGGAAATACAAACCCTGGGGCTGTGCGTTTCAATTGCGAAAATAATTCGCACGGTGTCACGTTAAAAGGGCCAGCACATTCTGCCGGGGCGACGTACAGTTTAGAACTCCCAGATGCCGACGGTTCAGCGGGAACATTCTTAAAAACCGACGGTAGTGGAAAGTTATCATTTGATTCTGTTGGCAGCGGGTTTATTACTGCAAGCAGCACAGACACGCTTACAAACAAAACTATTGCGTTTGCTTCTAACACCTTGACCGATG